AAGATTTAACAGCAAAAGACTCAAAAGAGCTTAAAACTACTTGGGTTAAATTCTCCGACCACGAGAAAGCCCTAGCCAAGAAGGATAAGAGGATTGAGGAATTGGAATTTATGGTTGGGAAATGGACTGTTCCGAAAGATGATTTAGAAAATTCACAGGCGAATAATAAAACATTACTGAAAAAGATCGCCGAGCTAGAGCAGAAAGTTGCGGAGCTTTCAAGTTCAACGATGTATCAAACTCTTTTAAAACGGATTGATGATTTAAAAGAAATCGTTAATAGTTTTGAGCCGTACAAAAGATTATTAGAAGCTAAAGAAAATAACCAAGCCCTCGAAGCCCAATGCTCGAAGATGAGGGCGGCGTTGGATAAATATGGTAGCCACGCTTCCGAGTGCTCCTGTTTTGAATACGATCCGAAAGAATGTAATTGTGGTTATGAACAGGCTCTTTCCAAAGGAGAGATGGAATGAATAATCAAAAACTGATCGTAGCGGCTAATAGATTGGCGGGATATGCGGCGAGTGCTGAGCAGTTTTCAGATGGCAATATACTTAACGCTTGTGTTCCGCAAAAGTGGGTTGAAGGACTACTCGAGCACGTCAAACTTGTTGACGAGGCTATGAAGGAGTCGGAGTGATTAAACAAAAGGAATTAAACTAAATGCCACATACAGCAACAAAACAAAGTGAATTTATAGATGAATGTTTCGTATTAGCAAAAATGAGTTTTAATGGCCTGTCAAGAAATGAGGCTAGAGAGCTTCTTTACACCGGAAACGATGCTGAATATGTCAACTTCGCTCAAATCCTTCTAAGGAAAGTCCACGAACTATACAGGTCAGATGAATATGCTTACAGTAATTTAATGTCATGCCACACGATGGTTAAAATTCCAGTATATTACTCATGTAATTCAGAATATTGCTCACAGTCGAGAACGGTTAAACCAACAAAGAGTTTTACCGCCGCTGATTCGTGCGAAGTTAATTCGGATTAAACTCGGTACTCGTCCGAGTCGATTAACAGATCGTAGTCGTCGTCCATTTCGGGAAGCTCGTCGTCTATTAGGTCGTCGTCTGTGATGTTAATAGCCGAGCATCGGTACGAAATACGCTTCTTTCCCATCAATCACCACCCCTGCCCCAAGCGTTGGTTTAAAGGCACAGTTACGTCCGTACGCAAAAGCGTACGCTTCAATATCAACCCCGCATCCGACATTCATTCCAAATATTCTGTTGAATTCGGTCTGGATGTAGCTAACTCCACCATGAGAATGAATGTGCCCAATTACAGTCGATTTCATGGCGTTTAATGCAGCCTTGTGATGTCCTAATGCTCCGCTGTAGCCTTCGCCGTGATGATATAAAACACCATCTATCTCAAAGGTGGATTTCCATTCCCACCCTTCTGGGGCATGCAAAAACTGTTGATAGCTTTTAAAGAAAGCTGACGGGATGCCTGCCTCAAATCCTTTCTTGAGTGGGCGGACAGTGTGGTTTGACGTGCAGACCTTGACGTTAGGAAACGCTTCGTAATATGGCTTTAAATGCTCTATGGCGAGTTCTAGTTCCCTGCCCGGCGAATGCCCATTCGGGTCGGTTGGATAGCGAGAAAACGCATGAAAATCTGCCTCATCCCCAACGCAAACAACCGTATTACATTTCCATTCATTGTAAGTTTCAACGAGAAAGTCTAAGTAGTAGCGGTGTTCAAACGGGGCATGTATGTCCCCAATCACTAAAACCCGATGATTGGAAGGCTGATTGAAAGGCTCTACAGATACCCCTTGTAAGGTTTCTGTTCCACCCACAGCGGAGAATACCGATGTTGCCGTTGAAGTTGTGCCAGTAGAAGTAAGAGTCGGTTCGTTTCCAGTAAAACGTCTAACCCCTCTAAGAGAACAGTATTTCTTGATTGAGTCGCATGATCTTTCAAACCCTTCCGCCTGCAAGATTTCTGAGATTTGACGGTGCGTGAATCCTTCCTTGATTTTATCTGAGATGATTTGTTCTTCTTCATGTGTCCACCTACTCATCGTCCACCACGTCATCTTCTTGGGATTCGTGATAGCCGAATTCTGATAACATCCCATCCACCCCACCGATTATCTGCCAGTAATCAGCCAGATAATAAGGTGTCCAAACAAGCGTTTTTGATTCTCCTAGTTCCTCAGCCTCAATCGTGATCTTCTTGATTTTCACAAGAAATCCTTTCTTTAGATGAACACCCCGAACGTAATCCAGTAGAGGATGTATGTTATTAGACGAGTAAGGTAGTCAGCTTCTTTCCTGTCGCCTTTTAAGTCCATAAACCCATTCCACAACCAAGACTTTTCTCCGTAGCCAAGACATACCGCCAAACACGCAAACGGATATGCCAAGAAAATAAAGTGATGGTTATAGATGAGTGCCAGCGTGGTCAGGGCAGGAACGCCGAATCGTCGAACCCATTTGTAACCATCGCCACCAATCGCCCAGAGTAATCCGCTTAAAACGGCAAGCGGTAATACCCATAATCCAATCAGAAAGTAAAACGGAAGCTGAATGAAAAACCCAACCGCAATTTCTTCTTTATTAAGGCTATTTAAAAGCATAACCAATTAAATGCAGGCAAAGAAAAGATTGCCCGATGATGTAGCAAGCAAGTGCGATCAATGCCGCTACGGGATGTTCCTTAATCCACATACCCCAACGCTGGCTGATGGTGTGCCGATCTCCGACGAAATAGCTGAGAGCCTCAGCACTTCCAACGGTAATCGTGATGACTGAGAATGTTCCAAACCACCACCATTCCCCATAGATCGCCATAAGAATAAGCATTGCGCCTGTCAAAACCAACATGGCAACCAAAGCCCATAGCCGAACACGCCGCCAAAACAGATTGCTGTCCATTACTCTACCGCCTGTTTCTTTTTAAGCGTTGCGCCCATTGCACAAAGCAAGATGATTAAACTTGCGTAGCTGATAACGGGCTTTGCCACGTTTGCCGCCGCAGGGATTCCGCTAAGACTCGCCACAGATGCCGCAGTGTCGCCGTATGTTTTGGCTTTCGATGTTGCTTCTGCCATGCAGGTCGGATCATTGATGCAAGTCTTCGCATTGTCTTTTTGCGTATTAACCCAGGCGCATCCAACTAACGCAAATAGCGAAAATGCTATAAGCGTACGGAATAACGTACGACTCATTTAATTGCCGAGCGCAATGTTGCCAACCCGCCTCCGAGCAATACCGTTTGAGCCACCTGGAACGTGGCCTCATCAATCTTGCCGATGTTTTTAAGGAACACTAACCCTGCCAAACACGCCGCAATTAAATACGTTTTCTTTCCTTCTAACAACTTAATCAAATTACCCATTTTCATTCTCCTCTTTTACGTTGTCTGTGAAAAGTTGATCTACCATTAAACCAATATCTCGAAAATAACTGCTGTGCCTTTCATCCACATCCAGTTTTCGAGCAATTACAATTACCTGTTGAAATGCGTGAAACAATTTGTTGAATCGTTCGTAATCAAGTGGGTTACGTTTCACAACTTCCCTCTTTGAATCATGTCTTTAAATAATGAGTAAAGAAATGTACAAAAAACTGATGATGCTCCGATTGCGGCGCACCAAACTATTTTGTCTATTGCCTTGTTAATCTTTAACTTGAATTCCATTAATGTATTTACTTTAGAAATCATTCCTTCCTGCGGATTCCCATTACCACTTAAAATTACCCATATTTTGTAAATAAGTTCAGTTGGGTTATTTTTACGCATTGACTCCACTTGTAAATCTGATGGATCTTCAGCTCGTTTATTTACCATAACTATCTACCTCGCCCGACTTCGCTTTAGGCTGTCGCTTTCTCTGGCTGTTGAATTGCATTAATTTCTTGGTTAATGCGGTTAAGGTTGAATTGCATAATTTCTAAGTTGTGAACAAGCTCGCCTTTTTGTGCGAACAGGTGATACAACTTTTGTTTGTCATCATTTTTATTTTCAGGAATCTTGAAGTAAGATACTAACTTTGCAAGCTGATCTTTTGGCATGGCTCCGAAGTGACGGGCTTTTAACTCCCCGTTCTCAAACACGAATGTTCCAGGTACAGTTTCTTTTGTTTGGTCGGATGTGTCCTGCTTCATATAGGCTCTCTTGAATGCTGACGGCTTCTTTTCCTTGAGGACGTGCAACCTAAGAACACCAGCTTTAACGCCTGTCTCAGCAATGTATTCGTTAAAGATTGGTTCGTACTTTACGCAGTATCCGCAACCTTCATCCCACGTTCTGATGACGACTCGCCCTTCTTTGATGAAGTCTGCAACTGATTCTTCTGTTAATTGAACTATCTCCACGGTTCCTTCTTTCTAAGCGAATTCGCTTGTTATCGTGTGCGCCGACTGATACTGCGTCATTACCGTATCAGCCGTTGCTTTTCCTGCTAACCCGAAATAGGCTCTGACAGCTTGCTCAATGATACGCTCCATCAGAATCTTGATCTGGAGAGTTGTTACACGTGCATTGATAAAATCTTTTGGATCAGTTCCGCTCTCTGAATTCCATCCATACTGAGATGCGATAACCGGAATTAAAGCTTCGTTGTCTGCGCTAATATTCAATTCATAAGTAACTGTTAATTTCATGTTCTGCTCCATACTTTCCAATCTTTTGAAACTACGTAATTCCCAGCGCAATAAGAGAAATAAGTTGCCGCTTCACAACTTATTTGATCGCCGTACCCTGAGCACGACGAATCTCCGTTACAGGTGTTATCTCCGCTATTCCATGAGCAATTTGCGTTTACAACACTACATCCAGAAGGAGTACAGGTTCCAGCTGATGCAAATTCGCTGCATGGTCTGATGTCGTAATACGGGGCAATATGAACACCATCTTTATAGGCTGAAAGAGTTAGGGAAGTTGTTCCGTTGATCGTTTCGCCTGAGTAGGGAAGGATTACTGTATCCGCTCCGCCTGATGCATCGTTATAAATCCAGTATGTTCTATCTGGATAAGTAATCATTGATGGAAGCGTTGCGTTTAATACCGACGACCACGAACATCCAGACTCGCCTGCACATGCACCGCTTGAAGAATAGCTTGAGCACAAAATTGTTCCTGAGCATGACATTCCATATGTTCCAGAGCAGTTTCCTGTGTAATAGTTTCCTGTGCAGGAATAGTTATCGTAACTTCCTGTGCAACTTGTAAACCATCCGTAGTCACCCATGCCGTCAGAGCAAGCCCCCGATCCGCTGTCGTAAGAACATCCATGACCACTAACACTTCCGCAAGCTGTTCCATCGCCGCCGCCGTCTGAGTAGTTGTAGCAATAGTCACGATTTACAGTGCATCCAGTAGTCATTCCGCATGTCGTTTCATCAAGTGATCCGCAATCAAGAGGATTGTTTGACCATGAACAGCTTCCGCCGTAAGAGTCGTCTTGAGATTCGCATGATGATTGATCGCCCGCTCCAGCGCACGAAACTGTATCTGCTGAACATCCACTTGTCCCAGAGCAAGTTCCCATCCCGTATTCAGAGTTATAAGCCGAACAAGAACTTCCCGCATACCAAACGCATGGCAAATGAGATTCGCATATCGCTTGCCCTGATCCTGTGTAGCTTGAGCAAGAAGCTGTTGACGGAGTTCCTGTGCAAGCAGAAGCGTTTGTTGCGTCACACAACCAATGCGTTGCAGTACCATCTAACGCCTGAGATGCCGTGATTCTCTTAACTTTTAAAGCAAGGCTTCCTGCCGATTGAAGTGTTGATGTTGGAGTTGTGCCTGACCCTGTCCCTGCCCCAACGCTTCCACCAAACATTCCATTGCTAGCGGCTCTTATATCACCAGTATGATAAAAATAACCTGAATAATTGTATGAATAAAGACCCCCTCCTAGCGTGTTAAACGAAAAACCATTACCGCCCGAATTAAAAGTGTCAATCCCACCGCTATAGTTCGCACCGATTGAAGCTTTTAAAACTCCGCTGAATCTGTAGTCTGTCCAAGAATATGACCCATCGTTATTTATGGTCATCGCTCTTGTCGTTCCAGGAGTTCCGTTCGACCATTCGCCTTCTACACTTAGACCACCAGTATTGATGTTGGATTTCGTGTTTGTGCCTTTCAGCATTTTTAAGCTGACAGTATCAATCGTAAAACGAGCGGTATTCGACGGAGTAAAAGCAAGTTGTGTGTTTGCGGTTGCGACAAACTTTAATGTGTATGTTCCGTTTGCAGAAATAGCTGAGAACGTATATCCGCCAACTGAGGGAGTAATAGTTCCTGCGGTGTGATTTGAGATTGTAAATTCAAGCTGATGCTCTCTCAGCGTGTAAAGAGAAACGGTTTGCGTTAATGCGCCTGTCCCGTTTGATGTCTTTGAAACGGAGTTCGATGAATATGCCATCCCTGATGGAACAGTCCATCCTGACGCACTTCCGGTAAATGTTCCGTTCGTTAATCTTTCAGAGGTAAGTGTAGTAAACACTGAAAGTCGTTTCTCAGTATCATCATAATTAAAATTCGCATGATCTTGAGTCAAAACTCCTGTTGCTCCAATGTAAAGAACAGAGCCGTGAGTTCCGCTAATGCCAGATGATGGATTATCAATAAGTTTGCTCATTAATAAACCTCAGATACTGTTAGATTTGATCCAGCCCCTGTTGCGATTGCATAAATTATTCCAGCGTAATCATCAATGATTAAAGATCCACCAGATGCGTTAAGAAGAATGCCGCTTCCTGAAACTGCTGTTGCGCCCTTAGAGACATAAATCTTGTTCGTTGAATCATTCACAAGCGTTAGACTTATGCGATTTGAGTTAGCCGCAATTACTGTCGTGCTTGATGTGCCAATAGTTGCGAATGAGTTTGTCGCAGATGTTCCGATGCGAGAGCGTGTAAAAGCAACTCCAGTTGAATCAACTAATGCTTTTGTGGATGCGCCAGCAGAGTCTTTAAAAGACATTGATCCGCCAGTTCCAACCGCTTGGACAAATGCGTCAACAGCTCGGTAGAATTGACTTCCGTCAGACAAGCGAACAGATAATGGATTCTTCGGATCTTGGCTTAACTTTGAAAGGTGCTTTAACGCCTCTAATGCTTCTTGAGGAAACTGAGCCTGTTCAGGGATCTTTATATCGCTGATATTCGAGATTTTGACCGACTCAATAGCCTCTTTTTCTAATAACTTTCTTAAACCCTCATTCACCCTCTTTAACTCAGGGATTGGGTCTTTGTAATTAGACATTTCTACCGCTTTCAGCGGTGCGGGAATTTTAGGGAAAGCAGGGATCTTAACTTCTTTCGGAGTTAAAGCCTTAATATCCTCTCTCGATAACTTAACCTCAGTTTGTTGCTGAATAGCCCCTAAAGCCGTCTTTAGCTCTTGGGTCTGTATTGCTATTTCTTGCTTTAAGGCTTGTATGTCCTGACGGGTACTCTCGCCCCTAACTGTTGAATTTAATGCCTCTACGGTCGATTCTAGGGCTAATAATGTGTCAACCACCGCCCCATTTCGCTCTTTTAAGCCTTCTTCCTTAATGGAATTGATTAAAGAGCCGATGGAGTTACGGATTAGAATTAAGTGCGAAATTTCAGGATTTACCGCAGTTTCGCCCATATAGTCTAATTCATTCATTTGACAAATCCTGAGTTTTGGAGTAACTTTTTTGCATGATTCCAATAATTCTTTTTCTAGCTTTTCTTGGTATTTGGTCTATTGTCTGGGTTATAAAGAACAATTAACCCTGCCTGTTGCCTTTCAGCAACTCCAATAAAGACCTAACAGCAAGCTGTGTTGACCCAGAAGCCAACCCGCTTGGAACTCCATTTGATCCAACAGAATTAAGTAATCTAGCTAGGTTTGTTTGAGCAGGTCTTGTCCCAAACACTTTTCTTACACCGTCAGCCGCCATTACATACGGATGACCAGTTAGAGCGAGAGCGTCTATCATGTCAATCGGAGATCTTCCAGCCGCTTTTGCCGCTGTCCCCTCAAGTGCATCAGCAAGACGATAATTGAATCCAAGATCTTTGTTTATTGTTCCTATTGTTCTGCCAGATGCGTCTTTTAAATTAGGAACTGCGCTTTCAATTCCACCAGCTAATTTCCCTGATGCCACACGCCTTGCTAGCACACCGCCAGATGGCTCTCTTAATGCAAATCCCTTATCACCAAGAATCTTATTGAAGGCTAATTTTAATTCGTGAGCTTTATCAACAGCTAGGTTCCCTGCATTGTCAACTTGGGCAAGGATAGCATCTTGAACTTTCTGGATTGCTTTCACTCCAGCGTCATCACCGCCCATCTGAAGCGGCTTAATTAAATTATCAAGCTCTGCGGCGATCTTTAAACCATTAACCTTTTCGCCACGACCCTGCAACAAGCTATTAACAAGATTTTCGCTTCTCGCTATTTCTGCGTCAGCCCCGCCAAGCATCTTATCTAATGATCCATGAACACCACGATCAATGGCTTCACGACCAAGATTTTTTCCAGCTTTTAATGCCGCCTTAGGAGTTCCGATTGCGTAGTTCATTATGCTGTCTGCCGATTTCTGAAAACCCTTATTTAATCCCTGTGCCGCCTTGCTTGATTTCATGCCAGCTATTGCTGAAAGAGGGTCTAAAGCAGTAGAAGTTGCAAATCCAAGAAACTTTGCTAATCCTTCTGGCGCACCAGCACGAACATAGTTATCACCAAATTCATTTAATTGCTGACCGCTTAAACCTTTTACCGCCTCATTAAATTGCCCTGGAACATCTAGTAAATTTCCTGCGTTGTCCTGCGCCCTATTAACTTGATTTGCGATAGAAGCCTCAATGCGCTGACCAGCCCCTCCAAGAATACCAAGATTATTAAGACCAACATTTCCAAGGCTCTCTAATGATGGCGCCTGAATCAACTTCTTGTAAGATGGAATAAAATTAGATAGCGATCTTTTTAATACATCTTCACGCCCAATCATTCTCTGTCCAAGAGGATCTTGTTTCGGTGCGGTAAATGTATTTGTTTTAGGAATTAAATCATCAAACTCATTTACAGCCCCAGCACCAGAAGTTGAGTTTCCAGGAATCAAATCATCAAATTCGCCCATATTAAGCACCTTGAAGTTTTTTAAGTCTTGCCATTACAGCTACTGGATCAGCTCCGTTCGCAATAGCCTGTTGTGCTTTTTGCTCAAGCGTTAAGCTTTGTCCTTGATTAAAAGTCTTTGCCGCCATCTTTCCACCGGTTGCAAGCTCTCCCTTGCTACGAAGAATAGAAATAGCCTGAGCAAGATCCTGTTTAATCTGAGCATCACTTTTGCCAACGAAATCAAGACCAGCTTTAACTGTTTGCTTCTCGCCCTCTGTTAATTGTTTTCCACCCTCAGAGAATACGTATTTAATTAACTCGGCTCTCTTTGATGCAAGTTGTTCTAGCGGTGTATTATCTGGAGTTAGAATTCTGCGAATCCAAGAATCTCCACCCTCCGCAAGGTATTTATCCCAACCACCTTTCAATGCTCCATTATCAATGAGCTGTTGAATTCCAGAAACGAGCGGTTCAAACTTTTCTGCGCCAGAAATAGCGTTTGCTTGCCACTCAGTTGGAATCGGGTTTGGATTTACACGAATACGAACATTGCCATAACGGTCTGTGTAGGCAGATGTGTTCGGAGGTAGCTTTGAAAAGTCAATAGAGCCATCTTCGTTATAAGCATCATATTGATCTACCAATGGATCTCTTCCACCGCCCTGCTCAAAGTTTTTAGCCTTAGCCATTTCGGTTTTAATTTTTGCGCTATTAAGGAGATTTGTTAATTGACCGCTCTGGATTGTTGCCGCTGTCTTTAAAACTTCAGTCGGATCTTGAACCCCACCAATCAACTGACTAAATCCAGATTGCTCAGGAACGTCAACTCCTGCGCCTTTAAACATTTGCCGAATTGCACGATTCTTTTGATCCTCAACCATTCGTGTTTTCAATGCTTCAACGAATTGACGGTTAGGATCATTCTGATTACGAAGCTCGGCTAACTTTGCTCCGATATTAAATGCACCAGTAGCGTTAGTGTCTGGCTGTTGCATCGTTGCTTGAAAAAGCCTTGGTGTAACTGTACTGAAAGCCATATTAATTTACCCCGTATCTTGCTTGAAAATAATTTCCGCTAGAACTTAATGGCTGATATGGATTTGGATTCACTCCATAATTATCATTGAAAAAATTACCAACGCCAGGTGTTGATGTGCTAACAGAAGAAGATTTATTTCTGGAGTTGCTAGATCCAAAAATATTTCCTAAATTAAAAGAGCTTGAAGATGGTTTATAGTTATATCCTGCTGATTGACCACCAACTACTCCGCCAAGACTTCCTCCTATCTGCCCTCCGATTGGGCCGCCAACACCAGGAGCGAAATAATTACCAATTGCAGAACCAGCCACCTGCCCAAGCATCGGAGCAACTTGCCCGAAGAATGTTTTTGGTCCCTGTGATCCCTCATAAGCCTGTTGCGCCGCATTGCGCTGAACACCAACATTGTAAGAGTTCATTGCGTTGTTATACGCAAGCTCGTAGGGAATATCAGCAATCTGGAAATTCTCAGGATAGAGCGTATGAAGTGCGTCTAAGGCATTATCAATGTCTTGGCGCTGAAGCTGTTTTGCATTTCCAAAAAGCTCCGCAAGCTTATTATTTGCATTTGATCTAATCTGCCCCTCTACAACTCCAGAGGTTCCACTATCAAGAAGACCTCTTGCATTTAAGGATGCAAGTGTTTTTGGAAGAGTTCCGCTTTGATTAGAATAAACATCATTGGGATCTCCAGTTAAACCATAGTCTTGGAGAAGGGCTGTTTTCTGTGGCTCAAAAAGATATTTAATATAATCAAAAATATCATTTCCATTTGCTCGATTTTCGTAAGTATTAGTTAAATAGTTGTAGCCCTGCTTATAGCGATCATAAGCAGCTTGGTCAATCTGACGCTGTGGCGGATCTTTGTAGATTGCACCGATGTCTGGCTTTTTCTTTGATCCAAATAATCCCATTTTAGTTATCTCCCTTAGTCGTCATTTCCGTCTTGAACGGACTCAACTAAACATTTAAGAACCTGCTTGCGTGTTAACCCTGTGAGAGTTGCAAGAGCATCAAGAAGTTGACGTTTCCTTATTTTTTTTGCGTTCTTAGCATCCACTTCCCATTTCGGTTCTTGATCTGGCAATGCGCTAAGATTGGCAATTAAAGAATCAATGTCAGACTGTTGCGGGGCTTTTTCGGAAACACCAATAACCTCACCTTCTATATAGCTGAATCTTTTCCAGACTCCAGAAGGAATCCAGTTTCTTACTTGCTTTTCTGTTAGTGCAATCTTACCAATGTTTGTAGTAATCATTTTTGCCTTATGAAAGTTTGTAGAGATACCAAGATCCGGTCATGGTTCCAGCATCACATGAAATATTTATGCTAGATAAAGCAGCTGCACCTGTGTATCTACCCGCCCAAAAATTTGTATTCAACCTATCTGTAGAGTAATAATGAAATGATAAAACCCCAGCAAAAAAAGCCTTGAAGTTTGATAAACTGTTAAATTCAAAGTTGTAGTAAATTGTTCCGTTTGTCAGCACTTTGTAGGTTGAGTAATAACCACGAATTTCAGTTGTGCTTTCCCCAAAATTCGTAGCCCCTGAATCAGTCCAAGTATAATTTGCTCCGCTATCAGCGTTGCAACGTAGTTTTAAAAATGCGTCAGCTGTATTTTGAACGCCATTAAAAATAAATTTATATTTACCCTGAGCCACTAAACTTGAAACAGTAAAGCTTGATTGCGCCGTAACGGTTCCTGACTGAACCAATGAAAATGCTGGGGCAGATGAAGCCCAAGAAGTTCCATCTGAAGTTAAAACATTCCCAGATGTGCTAGGGGCAGGAAGTGATGGGCTTCTTCCGATTTCATACCAATTCGTTCCGTCTGAAACCAGAGAAAGAGTTGTATTTGCGGCTGTAACAAGATTTGACTGGAGCTTTAAATTGCTTCCATTTGTAACAGTTAAAACTCCGTCAAACTGCAACTGAACAACAGTTCCTGCGGCCTTGGCAGTAATGCTTGTAATCGTTGTTGTTCCAGTAATATCAAAAAAGTTCCCATCATTACCAAGCGTTACGGTTGCCGCACTTGCAACGTCAGCTCCTTTCGATTGCTTAAAAATATAAGCACCAAGATTGATGTGACTTCCATCAACTGCCCCTGCTGAAATATTGTCAGACTCCATCCCAAGATTAATACGATTTTTGAGCGTATTAAGATTCGTCATTAAGATTGATGCGTCCGGCGTGTCCCCGTTATTGATCTGAATAAGCGTTAATTGGCTCATTTTTCATTGCCCCGATTTTGATTAGTTAATTTCATTGGTAATGCCATAAATTCCTAATATTTTTATTTAATTCCCAACTCCAAGAGCCATGAGACTTTTTGCTGTCGATGCCGAAACTGCTGTATAAGCCGCTGATGGCGGAGTGAAATTCGCTGTCCACACCGCTGTTCCTTTTACAATTCTTAATTCGTCAATCCAACCATACATAAAGTTTGATGCCGTCCCAGCAACAGCAACCGCCCCAACCCTGAAACTTGTCGTGCTGTTGAAGATTGTTACGCCCGTCATGTTGAGAGTTGATCCACGCTGAGTGCCGTCTGCGAATGCGTAAAAGTTGTTTCCACTTCTGACGAATGCTACGTGATACCAAGTTGACGCTGACGGAGTCCATGCGAAAGTTGTCACAACTTGAGTTGCAACCGTTCCGTCAGTTGAATAACCAAACCTTAACCCAGTGTTGTAATCAAAGAAATATCCACGATTATTTGGCGTATCAAGCTGTGAACAAAATACGTGGTTATTTGTAAATGACGGATCAAAACGAATCCACATATCAACCGTAAAATCACTGGAACCTAAATCAAAGTCTGATAAATCTGGAGTGCTTAAAAAGTCGCCTGTTCCATCAAATAATCCAGAGGCTCCGCCGAACTTGCTTTGCGCTGTGTCGATCTGAGCATCTCCGTTCGCAGTCATTGTCTTTGGCGAAGAAGAAGAATCCGTAAACGTAGTGGATGCATCTGTCCCATCCATATGGAGCATCAACTTACAGTCAGTATCGAATTGTGTAGCTGTGCTTGCCATTATTTATACCAAATCATTACTTCAAGAGCCGTTGTCGGAGCTGTATTGCCACCACCAGTCGTTGCCGCCGCAATCGACCAGCCTGCATTGCTGAATGTAATCGGATAAGGAAACATTAAATTTGCGCCAGACGAAGCTGGGATTGCGAATACCATCTGTGCCGTAGTTGTTCCAACCGTTACAGAAGCCGCCGCTACGTTGTAAATCATCACATACGAAACAGAAGTATTTGGGTTATAGATGTAATATCCGTAAAGATTTCCAGCCGAGGATTTAATCACTTGCGCTGTATTAGTAAGAGCTGTGTATGTGTCGCCGCTATTAAAATTCGCAACCGATAATCCGCTGTTAGTGGTTGGCGTAAGCGTTGACCATGTGGCTCCCTCAGCCGACATATTCAAACATTCATAATCGCCAGATGTTCCAGATGATGCCGCCGCTGTGTCAATGCGTCTTCCGAGAGCAAGAACACCAGTGTCCCCTGTTGTGTGAGCCGCATCTTCAGCCTTACCTAAGTTTGTTGCGCCCGTCCCAGGAACAATAGAAGTTGTAATATCTGAAATCTTTCCAATAGAGTTTGTGCCAGTATTTAACCCAACAACGCCAGTTGAATCTGATGCGATCGTTACACGCTGAACGCCTGTACCCGAAACACCGTTACCCATTGTGGTTGTTACGCCGTTAATCTGGGCTACGTTCACAGACGAATTGGACGCAATAGATACGGTTCCGCTGACAGGCTGAGTAACAGCAGAGCCATCAACCTTTAAAGCGTTTGATGCCGTGACAGTTGCGTATCTCGCTCTTGTCGAACCATCTTCAATGCAATTAACCATCGCTCTATTAGCGTTAATCCTTGCCGCCGCCGCATCGTTTTCAGTAAGTGCCGTCCCAGCAACTTCATCGTAAATAAATCCAGCGGGAAATACTTTGCTGGTTCCGTCCGTGAATCCTGCGTTGTCAGCTATAACTTGAGAATCTTGAACTGCAAATGTTCCTGCGTTTGTGACCGCATGAGAAGGAACCGATGCCAATGAAACTGGCAAAGTCGAGATTGCCGATGCCCCGTCAGAAAGCCGAACAAAAACGGGAGTACCAACTGGAGCGTCAACTGTTAAAGAACCAGAGTTATCCGTTACCGGAACAACGTCATCTGTTGCTACGGTAACACGCTGAACCGTTGCGCCCCTAACACCTGAACCAAAAGCAGGAGCTACGCTATTAATTGTTGAAACAGCTACTGTTCCCGAAACTGGCTGAGTTACTGCGCTTCCGTCAACCTTAACGGCTCCACCCGCTGAAATAGATGCCTGATTTACTCCAGATGCGTCAAGTAGCTTTGTTGCTTTTACTAATGAATCTGTTGCCATTATGAAACCTCAACTCCGAAAACATTGAATGAAAGAGTCGCTAGAGTTGCATAAACACGCAAAACATCTGTTGTCGCAAGCGTGATCCCAAGCGTTGTTGTGATTGTGTCGTTTCCTGAGATCGGAACATCATAAAAAAGATATTGTTTTGTCGTGTCTGCCACACCAGCAACCGCAACACTAATCCTGAATGATGTCGCTGTTGCGCTTTGATTTGAAATAACAATAGAGCTTATCGTTGCGCTCGTTGACGCAGGAACCGTATAAATATCAGTAAGCGTTGTCGCTAACGGCTTTGACTGAGCAAGAACCTTAAAAACGTCCGCCATGTTAAGCTCCCATAAAAAGAAATTTTCTTGCCATTGATTCGTCCCCTGTGTTCGTTCCAGAAGAAGTACCAGAATGCGTACCACTCAAGTTTGAGCCAGTTACTGTTCCGCTTGCCGCAACAGAAGTTGGCGTAATTGCCCCAAGCGATAAAGTAATTGCTGGGGTTGTAGTCGATGTTGCGACTGATCCGCTGACTCCGTTGGCTGTTGTGACTGATACGGAAGTTACAGTTCCCGAACCAGCCCCGCCAATCCTGATAATGCTTCCATTGTTATTAACCGAAACCTTATCAATGTCTGCTCGATACCAGATATAAGATTTACCACTCGAAGGCGAAACAGAAGGATCGTCAGTTCTGTTCTCAAGCTCAAGAATCTTCTCGCTTAAATTATGTGCGTTTTTTAAAGCCTGAATATCTTTTGCAAGCTCCTTGTCTTCACCGCCCTTGTCGTATGTTGTTGCAATCTGCGCCATCAACAAGCCCTCGGATAAGTTTGATACTTGCAGAATATTTCTTTATAAATAACGGGCTCATCTTGCCCGACACCCGACCACTTAAATTGAATGTATTTCCCTGTTCCTGAAATATCTGTGAAAACTAAATTAGAGTCCTTTGCGCCGTAAGGCTGATCGTTCGCTGACCCAAACCCGCTTCCGTATAATCCAGTTCCCCACTCTCCGTTCCCTGAGTGGTTAAACTCAACAGCATCTGTTGTTGTAGCCCCGTAATCAACGTATCCTTGAATCGTTGAAACGTAATTGCCGTGAGCGTTGATCGTTGCTCCAATTCGGCTAAAACGCTTAGGATTGCTAGAAGAATTCATTGAGAATTGTTTTGAATATCTCCACCATGTAATGTCTGTCGCTACTCCTGCCGGATAATCAATGTAACCATCATTCGTTAAATAAATACGACCAGTGCGATCTCCAAAGTAGGTTCGTATTGTCCCTGCGGAGTCAGATATATTCGCCGCTGAATTGATTTGCATTCCGTCATAAAAGAAAATCTCGTTGTTTAAATAATCAACAGCAATTACAAAGTCGTTGTTCGTATCATCCTTGGTTACAGCGCACCAATACTGACGAAGCTCTTTATGATTAATCCCGACTGCTTTTGTTAAAGACCCTTGTATTAGAGATGCGACTGTCTTAGGGATAGCTTCCGTGACACGCTCTGGCTGTAATCCGCTCATGCGGTAGATGTGACCATCAGCCGCAAGCCAGTAAATAACACCTTCAATGTTTTGAATGGATGCGTTAGAAATACAGCCAATATTTGTTTCAAGGCGATCAAAAGTAAATGGCAGAAGCGAGTCGCCTGTATATTGAGCAACCGTAATGCTGTTTCTTGTGAAGATAATTAAATTGCTATCTTTCTTAATAATTCCTGTGCATGGAGCTTCAAGCCTTTTAAAGTCTGTGGCTGTCCATGTCTCTGGAGCAAAAACATTTGACCAGTAAACACGCTCTGGATTTGCTGATGTGTTAGCCAGAAAAGCATAGTTAAAGAACTCTTCGCAGTATTTCCCGCTTGGAGGACTTCCACCTAAAAGCGAGACACCAGCCCCACCTGTATATTTCATCGGAGCGTCAGACGCTTCGGTGGTTAAAATCAAGGTGTCTGCAACTGTGCAAAAATCAAAATGCTTATCTTCCGTGAATGTCATTCCATTCGTAATATCTACAAGCGCACCAGGAGAAGAGAAATTGATTATTTTGCAAGTTCCAGATTTAACGCCAGCCGCAATCTCAAACTCGTCATTATCAAATTGGCGGTACTGCGTAAATCCAGCAATATCATCAAGGTAAGTCGAGAGATCAGCGTAAACCGTATATCCCTTACGAGACATGATATCGCCAGTTTCGTCTGTGTTTACGTTCTTTAAGGCAAGAGTTGATGCGTTTGGTGGCGCAGACTGATCGTCATTAATTAGATGTGGTGCGAATTTTTCATTCACGCCACCCTTGCCAGGACTCGATAATGTAAAAGTCTGAACTGGAAGTGCCATTAAATAGCAAACCTCTCTATTCGGTCTGTTTCTCGATTATTCTGACCAGTTAATCTGCGAAGAACTGCGCTTAACTCTTTTTCCTCAATAATGTAATTAGCATCTTGGTTATGCTTCATCATCTTGACTCTTGCGCCCTTAACTAAGATGTAATGCCAGTTGTCTGGTAAGAGCGGAACATCTGTATCATTTACAAGGCGAGGGTGAAGCTGTAATGCGCTTACTTTGTAGCTGTAAAGATTTTTTGGGATTGGATAAAGCTCAACCGTCCATCGGTCTTGAATTGCAACATAAGCCGTTGAAGCTGAAATTGTCGTTACAATCGACTCAACAGTTGTAATTTGCGTATCAGAATCAATGCTCTTAATTGTGTACACATAAGACCCGACCTGAATAACATCAAATGCTTCAAGCCCAGAAGATGTCCAAGCTGTAGAGCTTCCAGTGATTACGAATGTTGCGCTCGTTGCGCTTATCGTGCCTGTTGAATATAAAGTGCGAACACGGCTTGATGGGACGTAGTATTTGGGTTGCCCGATTTCATTTCTTGCTCCAAACTTTCTGTCTGCTTCCTGTCTTGAAATTTGAGTTAATGCGTGATTGTTGTACCGATCAGTAATTGAATAAATACGCTTTGGGTCATCAATCCAACGAGGCAAATTGAATGTGTCTTTTGCAATCGAATAACTAACGCCGCTAATCGTCGCACCTTCGTAAACAGATTCAATCGTAATAGAAGTTGAACTTGAATAGGCTGTGATCTTATAAGAGCGAGTTGAACCAGACGGCAAAATTCTTCGCCCTACCATTGCGCTTGTGAATGTCGTTCCAGAGCCAGTCACAGTAGCTGAACCCTGCGTCAGAGAAATAGTCCCTGTGGTATATTCATTAACCGTTGCAAGCGCATCGTCTTTTAAAAGAAAATCCCAATCAAGAAGCGGCAAAAAGTCTAAGAACAAAAACTCGTTTACAGCTTCTTTGGTTCTCGTCGCATTTGAACCAGTAGACTTTAAACAGGTGTCGTTAAGACTGTCTCCAATTTCATCAAGAATTAGCTTAAAATACATAATTAAGAATGTTGTTTTAGAACTGCTACCGCTGAAAGAGTTAAGCTGGGAGTTGTTCCTGTTACCACATAGCTAAGACGAATTTGGTTTGCAAAATTTGTCAATCGCTTAACTGACGTACTTGCAGAAGTAATTGCCGTGAAAGTATCAAGTGTTGCCCAAATAGTTCCATCGGCAGAATCTTGAACTGTGACGGTAATTGATGGTGATGTTCCACTGACGGCAGAGCAATTAATAATAATTGATCCGACTGTATAATCAGAAACCTGAATCGCAGAACTTGTTCCTGTCGCTGTAATTGCCCCAGATGCTAAAAGTGTTTGTGTTGAAGCCGCCATTTTTATCTCCTAATATCTGCACCGTAACTGCCGGCAGACTTAAATTTTGAATTTCCAGATGAACTGCGACCACGAATATCGTTTATGTATCTAACGCTCATTGCGTTTTTAAATGCGCTCCCATCAACAGGCGATCTCAATGTTTTCTCTATGATTGCAACACCATCGGAAATATTTTCTTTTTCCGTTGGTTTAAAAGACCATTTTCCACAGGAGTAACTCCATGAGTATTCCCTGCCACCTATCACTGATTTTTCATTTTCTTTCGGACTGTTTTTCATAAGTAAAGGGGTGAGAGTTTTTTAGACCCCCACCCCAAAAGGACTAAACCTTTACTTCAACGCCATACGCATCACGGTATTCAACAACACCGTAGATTGCGTCAGTTACAAGCTCCCAACCAAGTTTGGAAACTTGATATTGAGCTTGAACACGTGGGTTCAACTGCATTGCACAAGCAAATGCTTCTTTATGTAAGAGCAAGTTGCGTGTGGTCGTGCTGGTTACGATGTTCGTAGAAACATGGCAGTTAATGCCATAGATTTCTCCGATTTCACCGTTCCCGATAGCTTTCGTGTTTCCAACATTCTGGAAAAGCACAAACTTATCGAGACCCATGATGTTCTTTTTAACAACAGGCTTGAAAACGAAATGACGATCTTTCATCGGAGCATCAGCATCATCGAGATACTGAATAGCCGTCAAAAAGTTCGCATCCGTTAATGCGCCAGTTGAGTCAACAGACTGAGAAAGACCGCTATAAAGACCAGCAAGGTCGGAATCAATCTGCTTCGCAATACCTTCACCGTCCGCCTCGGTATAAAGCGCACGTTGATCGTATGCGTTCTGAACTTTAACGATGTCTTCAATCACACGGGCAACGTAGTAGTGCTTGTTGATCGAGAGATCGACAGAGCCTTCAGTCGTTGCGCTGAAAGTTACTGCAGTGTCAGCAGATTTAGCCGCCGCTGTGCCACGGGTTACTTTAGGGATATGAAGCGTATCGCCAGCCGCTTTCACGTCTGCGTCAAAACGCTTTACGATGTCTGCCAAAACATAATTCTGTTTCGCAAACATCTGGGTTTCTTTAGACCAGATTTCTGGAATAAACTTATCCGCTGTCGTTACTGTAATATTCGCCATTTGCTATAGAACCTCTATTTGATGGCTCCTGATGCCGCCAAACGATGAATTTCATCCCTGCGCTTTGAATATTCCTCAGGACTCATCTTCTCGATGTCTGCTCGAGTTAAACCCTGCTTAGGAATAGGTTTTGCGCTAGATGATCTCGCTGACTCAACAGAAGCCGCATTTTTTTGATTAATCTTTTGCGCCATTTCTGTTTTACCCTGGACTAGAGCCTGACTAGCTGACTGAACTTTTCCGGACTTTGCACGAAGGTAAAAGAATTCGGGCCCCTTGCGGAACGCATCTAACGGATCTTTTCCACGCTCATTTAAAATCTGAACGTAATCCACAAACGCCTTCTGCATATCCACCTGCATCTCATCCCAATCATGGTATTCATCACGAATGTCAGAAACTTCGTTTACAAACTGACGCTCTAACTTCTCAACTTCCTTAGGATCAACAGAAGGTTGTTGCGGCTTCAGTCTCTCTAGTTTCTTGTCTAAGATTTTGTTAAGTTTTTTTGCGTCATCCTCAGGAATGCCAAGCTCTGCCGCAATTTCCTTAACATCATCAGAATCATTCGGAATTACCCTGTTGACCCTCTGCTCAAGCTCTTGGATCTTTTCCTGAAACTCACGTTTTTCCCGTTGCCAACGCTTCGCCTGTTCAATTCGAGGATCTTTTTGCTGTTCAGCTTTCGCCTCAACCTTCTTCTCCTCTTTTACTTCTGGCTTGACCTCGGCTTTCGGTTCGCTTGCTTCAGTTGCCCCCGTCTGCTCGGCTTGCTCTGTGGCGGACGATTCCACCTGTTCAGGAGCCTCTTGAACTTGTTCAACTACTTGCTCAACTACTGGCTCTTGCTCAGTTTTTACTGTCTCGTTTTCCATTGTTCATTGCCTCTTATTGTTACTGCCCAGAGTGGGCGAAATTGCATCAGATACTGCTGATGCGCCGTGAACCAGATAAATTCTGGCTAATTCGCTTGCGTATGCTCCGCAACCTGCGTTCGGCACATACGAAAAAACTGTAAAACATCATCAATGCAAGAAAGGTATTGGAGCTTGTCCTTTACCGTGTCTTCTTTTCTGCATTTTTTCATTTGAGTAATTTTTCTGTCTTGCATCTCTGCCAAATAATCAACAAACACACGAAAACCTTTCTGGTTTGTCATGGCTAAAACAGCACTCATTTCTTCTTCGTCTAACTTCATTGCGCCACCTCTTGCATCGGAGATTCAGCCTGCATCGGAGGCATCCCAATATCAGGGTGCGGAACAGGTGCGCCATTCTGAGCTAATTGTGCGAGTTGCCCTTGCCCTTGAGGAGCTTGCGGCATTTGCGAAATCTGAGCTTTGAGCATGAAAGCGTGTTGTGCAATGTGGCTCATAAAAGATTGCTCTATTTCAGGAGTTGAGAGGCCATGCGCTCTCAACTTTTCAAGAGCCTGACCGTGTAACTGAATGTGCATCTGATGGTTCTCGCCCTGCCTTGCGATCACGTTCTGACCAACTTGGATTGCAAGGTTCTCCTGTTCAACATCTTCGGGTTTATCTTCTTTCTTCATTGGCATAACTTGCTCTGCAACAGCCTCAGAAAGCCCCATCGTTTTCCAAATCTCTTTAACAAGATTCCAAAGAGGAGACCCTGGAGGAATCTTTGAAACAATCGAAAGCATATTGGTGAGCTTATTTGCCTTAATTACCGAATTCTCTAAAGTAGTAACGCCGTTTGTTACGATGTCGAATGTGCCGTTAATATCTTCTGGGTTGATGCGAACAAACTTCGCACCATCTTCACCAAGAACTTTTACGAATCTTTCAAACTCTGCGAATTGTTGGTCATATTGGTAAGCTCGGTCTAACCACTTCTTAAAAACCTCATCGAGTCTTCGGATAATTGACTTCAGGCGAATTCCTGCTTGTTGCTGAACACTTGAAAACTCAGTGGCAGATGTAGAGCCGCTGAGGGGAACCCCTTGAAGGCTCTCAACAGCGGCGGTAGCCCGTCTTATATCATCCTTGATTGCGGCTACATTTTTCCAGCCCTCGGATTGAAAATTCTGAATCTGAAGCGGCTTAACACCGTTGATGTCATCACACTTGATGCGAACATTCTTTCCAGTAAGATTTACATTGCGTTGTACGTTGGCGTGAACATCCTCAAGCATCGGCTGGCGAAGCATGAGCGTTTTATTGTCAACCAACTGATTACGGGTATCGTTTAATTCATCCCACAATTCTTTGATTGGCTGGATAACTCCGATTCCATAAAAGTCATTGTCAACTGGAGTCCATGCGAAATTAAGAAAAGGTCTATCGCCTGACCAAAACGGGTTGTCTTGGCAACGAATAGCAGTAGATGAATACATCTTTCCTTCGTCTTCGTCAGCAATCCAAGAAAAACCACCCGACTTTAAATCTCTTTGCGCTTCGAGCTGTTGCTTGTTGTAATCTTTCTCATCAATGCAAGATGAAATTACACCTTCAAAGGTTGTGTATTTGTCTTCATCTTTTCCGGTTAAAACGTAGTGAGGAATTCTCCCCCAATACTCTAAAAGATTAATCTTCGTGCTTCGAATGTCTAAAGCGTCAAGACCTGTATAAATCCCCTCAGTAACTTCAATCCCATCGATTTTCTTAGTCTTGCGCTCATTAGCTTTAATTTCATCATAAGTTTTGCAGACCCGATGAATTACGCCGTCAAGCTCCTCAATGTCTTTTCCTTTTCCGCATGGAATAAAATCAAAAACAGAAACGAATTCCCAATCCATGTCATCATATTTAGGGAAAGGAACTTTCTTGGTTTCGGTAGTAACTTTTCCGTCTTCCCCCACCCTCTTTCTGCGAATGGTTTTCATCACGACTTCTTTGCGCCAAGGAGTCTTAACGATAAAAGAGCCTGTGATTTCAGCTTGTTTGACTGATCGCTCGAACTTTTCCTTTAATCCAATTCTGCGAATATGGTCAGCACGATAAGCCGACATTATTTGAGCTTGGTCTTCGTCTGTCTCCTCTTGCGGTGAATATTTAAACGGCGGGTCTTGACTAAAAAATGCTTCGGAGATGTTGGATGCAAGAGTCTCAACAACGACAAATGGTTCAGGATCAACGATGTTTGCCCCGCCATCTTCTGCTTTGCGTGTCCGAATATTCTGATAGGCTTGGTCAAATTCAATCCATTTCTGACAACGGGAGTCGTGGTCATCCTTGTATTTTCGGTACTGCTCTAAAACGAATGCAGAGGCTCTTTCTAGGACTTTTTTATCTGTGAATATCTTGGGGATAAGCTGTGGAGCTTCTTGAATATCAAGCTCTGGATTTTCCGAAATATCGCCATCAAAAGTTTCTTTCTCGGCTGTATCGTCTTCTTCTATTTGATCTTCTGCGTCCATGAACACCCCTATTTATAGTATTGCAATCGTAATCTACATACTACATATGGTGGTCGCAAGCGGTTTTTCTACTAATAGTAGTTTTTTATCTTTTATTAGTAGCCTGTGGTTGAATTAAATTCGTGGGTTTCTTCGATCTTGAAGTCGGAAGCAGAAATCATGTGTTTCTTTCGCACTTGAAATGCGATCATTGCGGCGATAACTCTATCGTCATGACACCCAATTTCAGCATTGGCAGTTCCCATTGAATCCATAACGTAGGTTGAACACTCCTCAAGAAGTTGACGACAGGGAATGGAAACGCTTTTATCTCTTAATGCTTGCCCAAATTCTGAGATCATTAGCGGTTTACTTTTAGAGTCTGTCCACCAGCCAATCTTCTTGGTTCTGTGGTCTGATCTTTCGTCGATCTGGTATCTGAAGTACATCTTGGCGTACTTGCCTTTCATGGCGTTAATTGTTGCTATCCCGAAACTATTTGCCTCAACACCCACCCAAGCGTCATTAAAATATTTACCAAGATCGCAGAGGGCGTTCCCGAAGGTGTCCGGCGGAATCTGCCCATGCAACTCAGCTACAAGCTCGTTCTTATCGTCAATAACGTAAGCACAGCTAGGATCTCCCCCTGAGCCAAGCCCAACGTCAGCACCTATGAAATATCTTTTTGTCTTATCTAATTCTTTCCAAAGTAGAAGATCGCCGTACTCGTTAGCAATAAGTTCTTTGCCTTTTAAATGACCTTTAAAGATCGGGTCTTTGCACTTCTCGAAGTAATCCTGAAGTGCCTGGGCATCAAAAACGCAGTTTCCTGAAAGAAGTTTAAACTCACCCTTAATACGGATGTCGTACTCAACTCCGTGATACTTCTTTTTTTGCTCCTCTTTTTGCTCTTTGGTTAAGTAGATGTTGTCGTCGATCCCAACTGACATCGTAAATATGCGCTTTCCGTCAGCTTTCTTGAAAAGTTCGTGGTATGTCCAGCTCATCCCAACCCTTCTACCATTCCCGGCAGATTCCCAAATAGGAGTCATTGTTAGCCAAATGTCTAAAGGAACACCAGCCCCAATACGAGCGATACACTCCTGATAGATGTCTCTGGGCGGCTCCTCGTCAAAATGAATCCATCTCTTAGCGGCTCCGCCAAACTTCTCAACACCTGAATCACAGCTCTTAAAGGTAATCTTTGAACATTCGTCCCTTGGCGTGTTCCTGGGCTTGCCGCTCGGAATAACCCAAATCGTGTCTATTACCTCGCCCTTAATGTGGGAAATATCTTTAATTGCACTTTTAGGCAAAAGTTTAAGCATGATCGGCTGGATACCTTCCTTCTGGGCGTTATAGTCCCTTGATACAACCCAGCCGTCATTAGGAGTCTCTACGGTCTTATAAGGATGGTTCCCCATTGCGTAGAATATGTCTTCTGCCGCACCTGAATAGGATTTGCCACAATTTGCTGAAATAAGATTAGATGAATCAACATAGTTGTGGTAGAATGGGACTGTAAAATCATATAGCAAGTCTTCTCTTAAAAAATTAACTGATACAACAATGCAAATATCTTCCGATGGAGGTAAATCGTATGGCGAAACGAAAGTCTTATAATGTTGGTCGTGACCACCCACAATGGTCTGGTGGTAGGATTGTTGATAAAAACGGCTATGTTCTTGTGCATTGCCCTGAACACCCAAACGCTTCTGGTGCAAGAAAGCATTATGTCCGTGAACATCGTCTTGTAATGGAAAAACATCTTGGGAGATACCTTTTAAGGTCTGAGGTTGTTCATCATAAGAACGGTGACAAGAAAGATAATCGAATTGAGAATCTTGAGATTTTTGAGAAAAACTCGGCACATCTTCGCCATGAGCTTTCTGGTAAACCTCTCCCGATAACAGAGCGAGGTAGAAAGAGTCTGTCGGATAGCAAGAAGAGGTATTGGGCGAACCCTGAAAATCGGATGAAGCTATCTCATATCTCGAGGGATAAGATTGAGTTTCTGTATAATGCGTGTGGCTTCCAAGTGTCCGTTTGTGCAGACTGCCTTGATGTGAACGAAAAAACAATTCTTCGCTATATGAAATCTTTTCAAATTCATTTGCGCCCATATTCTCCGTGGAGCATACGACTGACCCTGGTTGGAGTAAATGAACTTCGCAAAAACCAGAAGGCGTTAGAATCTTGTGTTCGGCACTTGCCAACATACGCCGACCACTTGAAAGAACTACCTCATAAATTTTCCCACGACCTTTCACAAACGGAGTTTGTGCTTTGGCTCTCACAAGTCTTTCCCCGTTCCAAGAGGCTACAGAAAATGGTTCGTGAATTGAATCTAACCTCCTGAAATTTCCGCTATCAAAATCATAGATCATTGACTCACCAGCAAGACAGCGGTTAGCTCCAGAAAGAAGGCGGTAATAAGCAGGGTGCTTGTGAAATGCGTTTATCTTCGGACTTTCCTTATAAAAAAGAATTCCGTTGTCCCTTTGGTAATTCTCAAAATCTGCAAGAAATTGGACTTCTTCCGGAGTAAGTGGCTCGCTCAAAGGTGTTCTTCCCTGAATTTACGACAACAAGCGTTTGAACAAAACCATGCCGATCTATGCTCAAAAGCAGTTACTACCCACCCAGGCGGCAAAGGACTAACAGCCATCTTTCCGCACCCATAACAAAGAATCACATCATTTTCCACTGTCAACTTAAATTTAACTTTGTCTTGCATATATAACATCTATCTCCATTCTGCACAGCATGCAAATGCCTTGCCTTTAAATCAGCTTGGCTTTCGTTTAGAGCCATTGTTTTTGGACTAGGCATACTTTCTATTCCTTTCGGTTAACAATCTGTTATAGGGCGTTTAAACGAAATACTAACACGGTTCCGCTATGGCTCCGCAGGCGGGGGGTGGGTAATAATAATAATTATACAGCCGGAAACAAACCCCCTGGACTCCACTCGCAATTTCTCCCCATTGTATTCCTGTTGTATCCCATCTGTTCCCCTGTTTCCTCTCTCTACGTCCTATAACCGCTACTAGGTTAACAAGTAGGCTAAAGTCTGCTATGTGTTGCTAGTTTCCTGTGGATTGATTACCTCGTAATCTACAGGTTGTGGTGTCGGCTCAGGTAATGCTCTTATTTTATTCATTATCGCCTGCGCTTTTTTAACCAGCTCATCATGGGAAATGTTAATTATGTTAATGCTTTGGTGGCTTTGGTCTTGTGCGGTTAGATGCGCTTCCGACTTACCGAGCATCTCTAGCAATCTAGCTTTTGTTTCTTCTTTTTGCGCTTGTTCCATCTGCAGTACTATCTCAGCTTGCCAGTTATCCTTTCTTCTTAGTCTTCTTGCTTTCTCTATATGGTCTGATTCGATTCTTTTCATTAAACCATATTGCGCCGTTGAAACGGCTTGGGCGATTTTTGGGTTTTGCATCAGTCTGTGCCCAGTCAAACTTGGGCTTTTGTATCCCGCAAGCCTTGCAGATTCGCTTTGGTTGCCGGTTCTTGCCATATGAGCGATAAAAGCCTCATGTTTTGGGCTTATGTCTTTCTTGTAGTATTTTCTATTAGACTTTGGATGGGCTTCGCCCTGCGGCGAATTTGAAGCGTCTGTTTTTAGCGGTTCAGAGTCATTCATTATCATAATTTATCAACACAAAAACATAGTCGCAAGCTATTTATTCAATAAAACACTATATCTAGTATGTCTTTATTTTATTTATTCATGTATCTTGTGGTTGATTTATTCCAACCAATGCCGTATATTATGAGCGTAGACAGATAACGCAACGCAACGTAAACAAGTGAGGGACGGACGATGAAATACAAGTCATACGAGAAAGACGGTAAATTCTATGTGGCTCGTGGCAAGAAGTATTGGCCGAAGCAAGAATACTCAACCAAAGATGAAGCTATTCAAGCGGGTCTTTGTCGTGAATTAAATGAAGCGTATCAAGCTTCTCAAGATGCGTTCAATAAGCTGTGCGAATTATATCCTGATATATATTCATCGGACTTTTCGGACAGAAATAGCAAGATCAGTTACTCGGATATAGTCGCTTAATCAACCAACACTAACGAATTAGACAAACCGTCCGAACGGACGAAAGGCGGAGAAAATGAAACTAGCAAACGAAATCTTAGAAGTGGCAGAGAAAAAAGCGCAATTATCAAGTATGAAATCTTCTGCCGATTTAAACATTCAATACTGCAAATATTGGATTAAAGACGGGAACGAAAGCCTTGCCGTATATCGTGGTCTTAAATCTTTGAAATATAGTTTGGGCGTATTCTCTGATACATATAAAAGACTATGCAAAAAAGCAAAAGATAATGGATTCTCGGAGTATATTCCGTCTTAACACACTAAAAACTAGAGGAGTATTAGACAATGACCTTAATAGCAAGCTCACCAACTAGAGATAGATTGCTAGACATGGCGAGAAAGTTTTACTACTCGCCCAATGTAGCATTAAACGATGACGGAACAGTATCGAACTCAAAAGGCATTATTAGCGGAGTATGTTGGAAGCAAAAAAAGAATCGGTTCAGATTAGAGTTAATCAATAATTAAAAGGGGGCTTTATGAAATTAGACACATCACGGGGCGCAAAATTGACAAGCATTGAAAAGACTGCGGTAATTCATGCCCTTTGTGATATGGGGCTTGAAGCTAACAGATCGGGCAATAGATCAGAGTCAATCGCTATGAGTAACGCAATAGCAGGATTAATTAGATTTTGGCGGAATAAATAAACAACAAGGCGTCCCTGCCCTATCGACTAAATAGGAACAGGGACTAGATCAACCAAGCATAGGAGGCTTAGAAGATCATGCAAAATAATAACACAAAAACAAAGACAATTAAATTCAAAGGCGAAACGGCACTAGAAAAAGCGGTTTGCCGTTGGTTGAATCAAAAGACAAAAGAATATGACGGAAACGCTGAATCTGTTTTGAATGATCTTCTCTCGCATGGTTGCGTTTCGGGAATGGTTGGAGAGCTGATCTATTATCACGATACGGTCAAATTCTTTAAGAAACACAAAGCCGAGATTAAGCAACTTCTTAAAGACATTACCGACGATTGTGGCGTATCTCCCGCTGAGTTGTTTGGTGATAAATGGGATGCCGAGGACGTATTCTGCGAAGAGGACACAAACCGCAATCTGCTTGCATGGTTCGGCTTTGAAGAAACGGCAAGAAGGCTTGCTTATAAACATGGAATCGAAGTTTAACGCTTAACACTCTCTCAAACGTAAGGAGGATTAGACTATGAAAAAGCTACAATTTCCTGGTGAAGACAAAAATCTAGGTAAAAAATGCGTTGAGCTGATCATTTTTGGAATTAAACACTCACTAGGCAAAGATACGGCGATTAAGAATGTAGACGCTATTGTTGAGTATGTTCAATCCGAATGTATTAAGGCAAGAATAAATAGCACTTTGATCAAGTGTATTAATACTTGCCGTATCTTAAAAGAGGCAAGCTTTGATGGATATATCAATAAAGAATTTCAAACAGAATTCTTTGGTCTTGGAACTGTTTTAGCTTGTGAAATGGCAGATAAAGGACTTATTGAAAGTATGGTCACTATATGAATGAAAAAATGAATTGCTTGCTTTGTGGTGGTCTTGGTGAAACATGGTCAGATACTAAAAAATGCTATGCCTGCTCATGGCTTGAAATGAAAGATATTATCAAAAAGCAAGATAAAGTAATTCATGAATTGACATATACAATTTCAGGATTAAAAGCGGCATTTAAAATACTAACCGAAAAGGAATAACATGAAAAAAGAAGTAATTTACGGCATAGACGGCAATCAATGCTTTGCACACAGACCTGATTTTGATTGCTTGCAGACTTCGCTTTGTGGATTCGGAGACACAAAAGAACTAGCACTAGAAGATTTGTTAAAGCAAGAGCAAGAAGCGTGCGAACATGAAAAAGACGCTCTCGGAATGTGTAAATATTGCAGAAAACAGATAACTAACCCAGAAAAGGATAACACCATGACAAACACGAAAGAATTATACACTTGCGAAATTTGCGGTAAAGATAGCCCGAATAAACAAT